CACAAATACACATACTTGTATGCGTTGTGTAGAACATAACTAGCGGGCTCGATAAACTCGACGTCGATTGTGAGTGGAAGTGTCATGATCGTTTCAGCGTGGGATGTTTAATTGAGTACGAAACTTTGCAGGTATAAAACCTGTAAGCCTTACATATATGTCATCTGCGATCTCTTCGCACATTGCATCTGACTCCAGATCAGATTCCAGACGCACAGTAATACAAAGATCACTATAAAGTTGTTCAGCGTCAATCGTACCGTTCAGTACACTTTCTTGCACAGGGTGAAGAAAAGAACGGAAGATTTCATTTGCGATTGTTTTAGTCATGATCAATAATCGTGAGTGAAATAAGTTTGTAAGTAAGCAATATCTTCGTGAGATAGATTCTTAGATGCTGAGTGATATATAGTTGTCTCTAAGAAACAATGCGACAACGTGTCGCTGTAGATTGCGGGCCATTGTTCACTGTTCGATTGCACATGAATCTGCACAGTGTTGTTGTTGACCCTGGCGTGGTGCACATTTACACAACGTCCGGAGGGTAGTTCTATAAAGTGTTTAGAACCACGGGGAAGATCAAAGACAGAAAGTTTCATGATCAATCCTCCCATTCGATAGTTTCATAAACAGCAGCATCGTTCGATACATACGAAACAACACGCATGAAAGTTCTACCAACTTTGCCAGTAGCACTGTTCATTTCTGATACGTCACCATGCGTATCTAACTGAATGTATTTGTCAGCCAAGTTTGTGGTGAGTTTGAATACAGTTGGCTGTGCGTAGCAAGTGTCAGTGTGAATCATGATCAGTTCCAGTAGTTACCGAGTTCAAATTCTGCGCGATAGCTGTTAGCTAACTGTTCAGCTACAAATAAGCGCATAGATTTAGGGAAAGTGTTACGCAAACCCTGCGTCATGCTGCAACATGTAAGCAGATAATCTTTAGCAGCAGGGAGAACTAAATTGCGTTCGATATATTTAACTGCAATCTCGTAACTAAAGTCACCACGTTTGTGGAACTTAGAGAGACATTTACCGACGGTGTTTGCATGTTCGCCGGAGAAGTTGCGAGCATGAAGTTCAAGTTCAGTCGCCGCGTGGCAATCAAAATCAGTCATGAAAATCACCTGTAAGTTGATGTAAAAGGAGAAGGATCTGAGTCCTTCAGTGAACCTGACTAAGTATCAGGCTCAGTGAAGAAGTCAATGATCACGGATGATCACAGTAAAAAGTAGTAAAGGCTGGTCCACTCCTGGCGTATGTAAAAGGTACACCCCCCAGAAAGTAAACCAACCTTACCAATCAAAATGTAAAATGGCGCACAGAGTGCACAGATTGTTGTGATGTTATTCAGTTGTTGAAGCCAAAGTATTCAATTTTGAAAAAGGGACACCACACCTGGGAACCTATACAGGCAGACCTTGGGTGTGTGTCGTTAAAGAAACTCTATTGCACGTCTCACTCGTCCACAGTGATGCATCCGGTTCGGGTTACTTATCGCAACGCTCCCCTCGCCTGGGTACAAGACTCCCTTGGTTGTGCTCTGTCTCCTCCTGGTGGGCGCCACCTGAGTCGCACGGGTCTGTCCTGCGGACTGAATGTTTCGATTGTCAAGGTTCTGATCCTGTAACGACAGCCAATGACTGGCGCGGTGGGATCGATGTGTGGATTGTAATCACAGCTTGAACCGAATTTGGTTCGAACTTGTGACGGTTTGGCGATTGGCTGGCGGGGGAGTAACTGACCTTTGGTCTCGTTCTCGGGCCGCTTTGCCTCTCGACACCATCAAGTAGATCACGGATTGGGAGCCAATGGTGAGAATGGTGTGCGGAAATCCAATTGGCACACTGTGTGAGGTCTGTGTCTGTAGAGATATGAAACGCGCACGCGATTAAATCATGAACCCCACCCCACGTCAAGCCCCGTGGACATAAGAAGAACTAATGATGATAGGGGAATTCCCTCACCAAGTCACACTACGGCTTCACATGTGTACCCATAATGTATATTTATCCCACCCCGCAATCCGGCCTTTTTTTACTTATTTGACATACACGGCGGCATCGGCGAGAAGGGTCTGGGTATCTTCCGGGTATTTTGGGGTCAAATCGGCTGGGGTAGCAATATATTAACAGCGGTTTGAAAAAAAATTCGGATTTAAAATAAAGGTCTAAAGGTTTTGGCGATGTCTTCTAGTCAGTTTGGTAAAAACGATGCTGCTTTTTTCGCGGATTTATTCCGTGATTACAGAAATCGTATGGAAGCGGTAGCTCCATTCCAAGCAGGAATTGAAAGAGAGGGTATTTATATCCCAGGCGCAGAAAAAGTTAAACAGCTATATGAGGATTACAAACAAAGTGGATCTCGATCATTGGGAGATAGCTCCCGAAAGCTAGTAGATGAGTATGTGCCGTATAGAGAACGTGTGGCCCAGGAGTTAAAACAAAGAGGTTTTCCCGATATTCAATCTGGGTTAGAAGATTTTGAACGTAAAACAGGAGTTATAGATTATTCAGACGGAAGAGTTTCGACTTATGATTATGATCAGCCTTTACATGAGTTGTTATCACATCAGAGACCGTATGATTTAGGTATGGCTCCTGATTATCGTGACTTCTACGCAGGTACAGACCCAGAAGGCAACCCAGTTATTGTAAAATCAAACGCGATTACCCCTATTAACGAAGATTTAGCCACGGATATCGACGTAAATCGCGGTAGGGGGCTTCGAAACAGAGAAATTACCTTAAATCAACCTTCAATTGCTCAAGGAGGGTTTACAGATCTCCTTATGAGTGAATTAAATCGACGTGAAGTGCTAGATGACGCAAGTAGGAGACTATTACCTACGCGAATGCAACTTCAGTACCCAACTCGTACTGAGGCTACTGGATACGAAGTCTTTCCCTCCACAACAGAAGCTGACGCCGATGTAAAACGAGCCTATGAGTTGCTTGGAGAAAAGTATGTAAAACCTATGAATCAAAGATTAGCAGGTTTGCTTGCTACTCAGTTTCCAGGTTTTGGTACAGCTGTTAAAGGTTTGAAGGATATAGAACTGTTATTAGCTTTAGTTGAAAGTTACGAAGGAAAACCTACCGATCGTTCAAAGTATTTTTATTCGACTGTACTTCCTGGTGTAACTCCTGAGAGTGTTGGAAGAATCGCTGGTGACATAAAACGCACACCATCTTCTTTGTTGCCTGGTGCTGCTGATTTAATTCCTAGTGCTGAAGCGATACGCCGTGGCTACCAAGAAGGACCAGAGGCTATGGGCGAGCAAATGGCTAGAGATTTCGTTGCTGGGTTGCCTGTATCTGCAGCTGCAGTGCCGATTCTTTCTAATCCAGCCTTAGCACCTTTTGCTCCTGGGGTTGGAGCTGGTCTTGTTGGGAGTGCAGTTGTCGAAGCTGCCAACGAAGCAGTCAAACAACAGACTGGTAAGTCGTTGTTAACTCGATTCCAAGAAGCAATGGGACAACTTGGCGGCGACACTAGGCTTTTTGGTGCTCCACGTCAGCCAGGTGATCAGAATCTTTCGGCTGATCAGTATTTACAGCGTGAACTAGATCTTATAAACAATCCTCCTCAAGTTTTACAGAGGTAATAGACTGACAGTAAAGGGATAGCTGGATGCTTTCGACTGAAGTACGCAAGAAAGCGGAATTTATCTGTTCTCGAATAGCAGAAAAAGCAGAAGTACCGGTTTCAGACATGATCTGGATCCAAAAATGGGCAAAAAGCAACCACAGTGTCGAAGCGATGCTTCGTAGAGCCCGTCGGAGGGCAATGCGGGGCGATCAACCTGCCGAAGGGTTAGATCGTTTTCTCGAAGATATGGATTTAGGTGAAGTTGATCCTTCCGATCACTTATCTGGACCACAAGGACCAGTAGAAATCGCAGAATGGTTCGCTGCTAAGAAGAAATGGTTCGTGGATGACGAAGGTTGCAGAGATTAAGATAGATATATCTGAAATAAACCTGTGTATTTAGATTTTTTAGAGTCGTTCTTACGTGATCGCGGCATCTTGGAACAGAACCAAGAAATTTCGGGACCGAAGGAACAAGTCTTTCCTCGCTTTGCTGATCCCGGTGACGGGACTTTGAATACCACACCGATGATGATGGCTGCTGATCCTGTTGATAAAGCTGCGTATGGACCTCAGATGACACGAAAACAGTTTTCTAATTACATGGAAATGAGGAACCCAGGTTTTAAAAGTCGTACGGATGCATTGCGGATGCAATTAATTAATGCTGGTATTCTTCCCAGGGTTTGATTCATGATTAAAAAACTTTCTAACCCTGCCGACTTAATCGATCCGCTTTCTTTTCTAAGAAACTTTCTAGAAAAGACCATGAACGCTACGAAGTTAAAGGCTAAGGAGGAAGCTGCTCTTGATTACCTGACTGAGTCTGAAACCTTGAAAAACGACCCAGAAGCGCAAGCCGTGGCAGCTTCATTGCGTAACAAAAAATATGGGCATAGTCTGCCCACAGCATTTGATATGGAAGTTTGATACTAAGCTTCCTGATTTGCTTTAAACTAAAATGTAAATAGTGGCGTTGCGGAAGTAGTTATGTCTGAGCCCCGTATGGCTAAGGTGTTTGGGGATCCGACGCGATCTGACGCAGGTAAGTTTGCAGGTTCTTATTTCGATTATTTAGGAACAGGAGCTCCAAGTGACCCGCGTCAATTTTATGGCTATGGGGTTGAAGGCCCCGTTGGTATCGCCCGAGCTAATCCCCCTGTTCGCACCGAGCGTTTTGGTGTTCCCGAAGGTTTGGGTTCTTTCCTTGTGGATGGTCCTTTACCAAGCACTTATCAGACTGAGTCTGAGTACCAAGAAGAAAACCGTCCTGATCTTGGCGATATCTTCACTGATGCTACCAAAGGTGCTGCAGGAATTTTTCTAGATTCAGTTTTGAAGGATATCCTTGAAGGTATCCCTGGTCTTATTAAATAAACAATGTTTGAGTCAGACGACGAAGACTCAGAAATCCATTGCATCATTACACTTGATGTGAACTGTGCGCGTGATGTTTATGAGTCTTTGAAGTATCGACTTGAGAATTGGCCTGGCGGAGATCCGCAAGAGCAGATAAACCTCCAGGACACCAAGACTTTTTTCTATGGTGTCTACATGGAGTTGCTTTTGAAGAACGATCGAATTTAAGAAACTCACCAGAGACGTTGTGACGTTCGGCGTGATCTGGATGCTAAGCCTAGTAATTGTTACGGTTTACCTCACCGTGATTGCAAACAGGTAGAGTAGTTGAGCCAAGGGGTGGACTCCCCCACATTGGATCTGTACTAATTGCAGTTAGTCGACTAAGCCGACTAAGTTGACTTAGCTAATGTGGTTGTCCGGGTTAGCCCTTGGTCAGAGTTGGGACTGCTTCAACTAGCCCGGACGTAATTATTTCAATGGACGCATCAGAGATCAGAAGGTACATCAAGAATCTCAGAGGTGAGAACAGAACGTTGAAACTTGAGATTCAGGAGTATCAAAAAGAGAACGAGCGGTTGAACGAAATTATAAAAACGCTCGAAACGCAAGCTGTGGAAAGTTTAAGGAAAGAGGGAATTGTTAAGTAAAAACGTCGGGTGCGGCGAGCTGCTGTAAAAGGATTCTGTGGGCAACGCATTTGGAGAGACCTAAGAACCACAGAGGTTCAAGGGTGATCCTGGAAGGGGGAGGGGTTTGGAT